CCGACCGTGACATCGAACAGCACACCCGATTGACGCAAAAGGCAGGTGTCCGGGTGCCGGGTAGAGCCCACGATCCGCGCACCCTCGACAGCAACAGTGACGGGGGCATAGATGGGATAGACGCCCGGCGGCACGCGGATTTCCGCGCCCGTCGCAGAGATCTCTGTCAAGGCTTCCTGTATGCCGGCTGTTGCGCTCGAGATCGTCCAAGCTCCGCTATGGGCGTTAGCGCAGTTGACGATCAGCGTTCCCGAGGCAGCTCCTGACACCGCCGTGCCGCCGGTGATCAGCACCGCTTCGGAGGCCCCGGTGCCCCCGCTGATATACAGCCAGTGGTTCGTGTCCGTGCCGTTGACGCCCAGCGGAACAGGCGTAAGCGTGATGCTGTTATTGCCCACGGTCAGGTTGCCGCCGGGAGACTGCACGGCAAAGTTATAGGTGGCCGAGCTGATCCCGCCGGGCGAAATATTGGCGAGGTTCGGGCCAAGCGCCGTCTCGATGGCCTTGACCTCGGCGGTGAGCGCGTTGTGGTGCCACGCGTCGATGAGTATGCTCACCTTGGCCCCGGCGGCATGCGATGCCGCGGTCGTCCCGTCGAACCCGCGGCCTCCGGTGGCCACGGTCAGCGTGGAATCGGGAGCCGGCGCCGCTCCGCCGATGGCTATGATTTCCTTGTCGATCGAGACCAGCATGTTGGGGCCAAAGCCCGCGGTGCTCGCCACGAACAGCACGGTATCGGTGGCATTAATGGCGATGCGCAGCTTGGTCTCGATCAGGTTCGCCGCTACTTTGAGCTGCGCGTCGGTGGCGATCTGGCTGGGGAATAGTGCTGTAGGCATAGGATTTACACCGCTGCAGGTTGCACGGCCTGTGACTTCACGTGATTGCCGGCGTTCAACTGCACGAGAGACGCCTTGTACATCTGCGCCTGCGCCGCGAGAGTCTGGTCAACCTGGGCGCGCGGATACTCGGGCAGCAGCGCCATCGCCAGGTTATAGCGCACGGCCGCCTCATAGCCGGGCGGCAGGTCGATCACCTGCGCGAGCGAGGCGAACTGCGCGAGCGGCACGTAGATCCACATCTCGAGTTGCCCGCCCATGCGCGGAATGGGTGCAATGTATACCGCCGCGGTAGGGTAGCCGTAGTCGCAGTAGAGCTTCCGGACATAGACCGATTGCGCCTGCTTTTCAGGTGTCGCTTCCCATCCGGCGGAATCGACGAGCTCCAGTTGCGAATCGATGCCGCCCGCCGCTACCGAGGCCGCTTCGATCCTGACAGGCCGCTCCGCCAGCGTATAAGGGCCGTTCGTGCTGGCCACGGCAATCAGGAGCCGTTTGCGGGAGACGAGCGATGCGCCCTCGGTATTCCAGGAAGCGAGCAGCTGGTTGAGCGTGACCAGCCCGTCGTTCAGTTCGAAGGTTTCGAGCGTTTCGCCGGATGCGATGGCGCCGATAAGGCGCATTGCGGAATGGATCAGGTCTGAGGCGGTGGGCATGGGTCAACCTTTTTCTTGTGGCTGCGTTTGGGCGGCGCGGGCGGATCATAGGGCGAGGGCTGCTGTACTTCCACCGCGAGCGGATCAGGCGGCGGAATGATCGTGCGCGACCACTCGCCGCCCAGTTCCTCTTCTTCGTCCCGCGACTGCACGATCCTCCACTCACCCGAGCGATGGAACAGCATGCGCGGGTAGTCTGCGGGATCGATCATCGCCGCGCCGCGGGTGGGGCCGCCTGAGTCACGGTGAAGGTCTTGCCGTTGACGTAGATATTTCCCGTCCTCGACGCGCCCGTGTTGGCGGCGACGGTGTACATGACCGTGCCATCGGCGGATTGCGGCGTAGTGGGCGAATCGACCGTAAGCCACGTCGCGCCGGCGTCCTTGTCCACTGTCCAGGTTCCGGATGTGCCGGAACCTGTCATGGTGACGCTGAAGCTCCCCGGCCCGCCCGCGGCGGCCGGCGCGGCGCTCTCAGGCGAGATCTCGACAGGCGGAACATCCGGCTCCGGGCCTTCCTCGGGCGGCGTCAGATCGACCGGCTGCCAGGAGCTCCCGATACTCGCCGCCGCGGCCGCATCGCGCACCAGCATGGGCGGAAGATTCACGTTGTACATCAGTTTCGGATAAGCGTCCGGCTCGATTTCGGCCGGATCGGCCGCCAGCCATACGGCTATATCGTGGTCTGCTTGGCTTTTCATTCGGCTTGTTCCTTTCTTTTCGCCGCGCGATATTCGCGCTGGTATTTCATCTGTTGGCGGTGGCGGCAGGGCTTGCAGTAGCGAGTCCCATTCGGAAACGCGCTGTAAGGGCCGCCGCACAGTGGACATTTGACGCGCCGGTGATTCCTGGCGGCCATGTTATTGCTGGTCGCGGCGAGAGAATTCTCCCGCGCCGTCACTAGCCGCAAGTGGTTCACGTTGCAGCACAGCTTTGCGCCGCACGTATGATCGATCTGGAGATCCGGCGGAATAGCCCCTCGATAGTGCTGCCACATTGCTCTATGAACCAGCACTTGGCGACCTGCCAGGTTCGTTATACCGTAGTGCCTGTTTTTGTGGCCCGTCCAAAGGTGGCAGCCCGTGACCGGATCGACGACGACGCTCTTCAAGATGTCCGCCATCGTATTCTGCTGCGCATCCGCCCAACATCGATCAGAACAGTATTGTTTCTTTACAAATTCACTCTGGTGCCTGCCTCGTGGCCCAAAGGGCGTCCCGCATCGTTTGCAAGGTTTGGTGGATAGACGAAATGCTTCTTTCCTCTTCCTCCGCGCTTGGTTGTAACAATGCTTCGAGCAAAACTGTTTTTCCCGGAACGGGTCGCCTATCGGCCTACGGCGATTGATCGCCGGACAACTCCTGCCACATTCCGCGCACACTGTGATATTCTTTGTGAGCATGTGGTATACAGCATGTCAGACACGGCGCGGTTAAGGCAAGAATCATTAGCTTTTCCTAGCTCGCTACCCGCACTGCCCACTCCGGTCTCTGGGCGCAAAAGCCGAACAACACGTCGCACCGGGTGATAAACAGATCGGTCTTTATCTCATACCCGGAAATGCAGCGGATGCTCACGCCCGTATCGGGGTCCTGCTGGCTGGCCGCGTAGTGCTCGCCGAGAGGCACCGCAAGCGGCGCCATGCCGATGACAAAAGCGGCTTTGTGGTAGCCGATGCCCTGCGGCGATGAAGAGCCCGCGGTGCCCGAGGTGATCGTGAGCGCATTGCCCGCGACGGGCGAGTTGGTGACAGTTTTGGTCGCGCCCGTGACGATGATCGAAGGCGAAATCGGAATCGACGCGCTGCCGTCGGCAGCGGAAGAGACATCCGACGTGACCACAAACTTCTGCAGCACTCCGGTCGAATCGCCCGATACCGGGTTGACGGAATATACCGTCGGCATGGTGAATGTGTCACCCTTCTTCAAGCGGGGTGCGGCCGATGCCGTAAAGCCGGTGACGGCCAAGGTCGCTCCGGTCTGGCTGCCCGCGCCCACCTGCGGCGCGCCTCCCAGTGCGCCCACGGTGTGCGTGCGGCAGTTCTGGTCCATGATCCACTCGAAGCCGCCCATGGTCCCCATGCGGCCTTTCCTGTACTGCGCGCTGATTTCGGTGGCGGACTGGAACAGGCCCTGCGCGGCCTTCAGCACACCTTCCTGCTGCACCGGGGGAATGCACATATACCTGTCGCCGTCCATCGGGGTCGCATTTTCGTCGAGCACGCGGCCGGCGGCCCAGAACGGGTCTAGCGTGCTGATGGGCGTGCCGGGGGTGCCTACTGTATTGCTGGTGGCCTGATACGCCATCGTGAGTGCTTCGACGTCCACTTTATTGGCGAGGGCCACGGCTGCGGATTTGAGGTAACGCTCGCTGAATGCGTCGACCGAGAGCGTGAGCTCGGCTGCAGTGAATTGGAACGCCACTACGGCCCGCGTGTTCAGTATGAGCAGTTTCTGTGTTTCGTCCACGTTCTGGATCGACGATGTGATGTCCACGCTCGAGGTGGTGGCGAACCGCACCGGGTCGCGCAGGCGTAAGGTATCGCCGATCTTCGCGCCGGTTACTCCGAACTTATCGTCCCAGGTATGCTCCATGGTGCCGCTGAAACCGAGATTGTTTTTAAACCGCATCAAAAGTTCATTCGTAATTTGTTGGGTCGTCAACAAGGTATTTGGCAACTTACCTTCTCCTTAGTTGCGCCGTCCGCAGCCTCTCCCACCGTCGGTAGTCTTTCACCACCTCGGGGTCGTCGAGCGAATCGCTGGACGTCCGCGACGGGCGGCCCACCGGCGGAGGAGGCTTGGGTGCGCTGGTCATGCGGGGGACATTGTCAGGAACCTCGGAGGAACGGGAGACAGCCGCCGAGAGCCGGCCGATCTCCATCACTGCACGGATAGGATCGAGATGCGCGATGCGCTGGAGATCTTTGGGACGTTTAGCGAGGTAATACAGCACCTCGGCCCCGGTCTCGTCGTCGAGCATGGCATGCCGCGCGGCCATCGCGCCTGGCAGTTCGGAGCCGTCCTCTTTTTTCGGGACTTTGACC